AAAAATTCCGTAATAGTGACTTGCAATGCATTGATATCGTCATTGTAGTCTCTGTTCTCTTCTTTAATAGTCTTTTCATAACGTTTCAACCCTTGTTTGAGTATATCGTTAATCATCTGAACATCTTCCGGACTATTATCAGTATCTTTTGGTGTGTCGTTTGTCATGTAATTACTTAGGTTAAAGCGAAGAAGATCCAGTTACGAAATCTTCTTCGCTTTTCGAGTATTAATTATCGATGAGGATTTTCGTTCGGTCTTAGACCGCCGCGATTATTATCTCTTTTTCGATGATCTGTGACACCGTTGTTATATGCGTGTGCTTTGTTATTGATACCATATCGTACCAAATAGCTCACAAACACTTCGATTGAATTAGTTTTGATTTTTACACGGCTAGGTGTTACGAACTGACCACCGTCATAAATTTCAAAATATGATTCACCTAATTCTGGATCATTTTGATAGCATGTACAGAAAATACTCGCGCCACGAGGATCGATTACTACCGACCAAGCTCGTGGATCAATTATTGAATATGATCTGAACAAATCATCAACCATATAACCACTATCACGTAAACGCTTTTTAAAATATCCAAGTGTAGATAGTTTGTTAGCCATTACTTATCTCCTTCTATTTGACGAAAGCTGGTATAATATACCTAGTTTTACTTACGTCGGTTGTTATTAAAAACTCGATTAATTTATACGTATTGTTTATCTTAACCGTTATACTATCAGGTTTCTGGCCTGACAAAAGTCTTAATACTTCCAAACTGAATGGAAGTGGTGTAGCAATCATTTCACCTTCAATTTCTGAAGTAACAATGAATGTTACGCTATCGATATCTTGGGTGGCTTTATCTGTTAATTCTGCGTATACAGTGTCATCTTTAGTGAAGAAATATATCTTATTAGTTTCTGTTGCAAACATACTACCTTTAAGAATCTCATTTAGTTGTTCACCTTTTAATTCAAAAGTTGTATCGTGTCTCATCTTATTTAGTTTTTCTAAACTAAGTTGACATTTTCGAATAACATTTTCATTTACTAGATGTAATTTAAAAGATAGTTCTGGTGTTTTATATTTCATAACACTAGCATTATCATCCACTTCTAATTCTAATACTGCATGCTGCACACATTCAAACACTCGAGATAATTTACGAACATCTTTCACATTAAGAACAAAATTATCTGTTAGATTTGTTTTTGTTGTTAGTTCTGTATATAAAATAATATTACCAGATAAATCATTCACTAAAGCATATAGATTTTCTGGTGTAATATGAATACTACATTCTTCAGTAATTCGGCTTATTGGTGAAAGAAATTTATTTACTATTGCGTTCTTATCAATCGTTAGTTTCATCTACGTTTCCTAAGTTTGTTCTCGATTAGTCGATTCACTTCTTCTTCATCCATTAGTTTAGCTTGACGTTTGGTGCCAGAATTTCTAAAGAATTTTGTAAAAACAGATTTAATTTTATTAGAAGAACTCTCTAATTCATTTACCTTGATCTTCAGGTCAGCTACCTCTTTCTTAAGTGTAGCTAATTGTACGTGAATATCAAGTGAGTGACTAGATTCTTTTGCTGCTTTTGCAGCTTCATGTAGTGGTGCTAGTTGCATTTTGCTTCTTCTTTGTGCTATACTTTCTTTTTCTAGTATTCTCTTCTAATTGGCGGATAGTATTTTTCATTATCGAAATATCAATTTCTATTTTTTCTAACTTTTTCATGATTTTATCACCCACACTTTGAGTATTTTTTTCATTTGTGAAAAAGTCGAACTCCATTTGATCTTTATTCGATTCTTCTACTGGTGGTAGAGCTTGTGGTCTTTTTTGTGTTATACCTGCTAAGTGTCCGTTCGGCACCCCAGGTATTACGTTTGGCATTTCTGGATCAGTCATCAACGTACGTAATACTTCTGGGGGCAACGCAACAGTTTCAGGAGATGGATAAGCTCGATTTGGATTTGAAGTAGGGCTTCCAGGAATAGATCCGTAAATTTTATGTGGATCTAATTTGTTTCCTTTATTGAGTGAAGATGCACCTTCTACAAAATTATGATCAACAGTATTCATTTCAGTCGCTACTAGCGCCATCAAATTTCCTGCTGCTTCTAAATCTTCTCTTCTTGCTAATCTTTCCTGAGGTGTCATTATATTAACCTTTGATGCTTTCTCATATTTTCAATGAAGCTGTAGAATTCACGACGAGCAGCATCTTCGGTATCAAAACAACCGGAGAGTTTACTTGTTTTCATTTCACAACCATCATGTTGAATACCACGAACACATGCGCATGTATGAGTAGCACTAACTACTACGGCAACTCCAAGGTTACCACCACAAGTCGCATTAATTGTATCATGAATCTGCATCGTCAAACCTTCTTGAATTTGAGGACGGCGACCAAAATATTCTACAATTCGATTCAATTTACTCAATCCAATCACTTCACCTTCTTTAGATGGAATATATGCTACGTGAGCAACTCCAATGAACGGTAAATGATGATGAGAGCAAATACTCTTTACAGGTATACCACCTTGAAACACCATACCATCATAACCTTCATGATTAGGGAAGGCTGTAATATTTGGTGGATCGTTATAACATCCGCAGATCAAATCATTCACAAATGACTTAGCTACACGTGTCGGAGTATTAAGGGAATTAGGATCCGACTGCCAATCGAATCCTAACGCATCCAAAAAACTCGCGTACGCATCAGCAGCTTTCGAAATGATTGCTAGCTTCTCTTCGTCTGTTCGAGGGTGACTCGAATTTGCGAACGGTAATTTTATGTTTTCTGACATTATTTTATATCCCTCTTTTTATTGTTAATCTTCGTCGATATCGTCAATACCATCTAGAAGATCTTTAATCTTATCTTCGTTGCTTTGACTTTCCACTACATCTTCAACTTTAGGTTTAGATGCTTTCTTAGTCTTCGGCGCTGTTGCAGGGGCTTCATCTTCGTCTTCGTCTACCGCATCTGGAATAACAATTGATTCAACCGCAGAAGCTACAGTATATGTATCTGAATCTGAAGAGTTATCTCCGATTGGTTTACAATACAAATGTGTCTGTAACATTTCACTCAATTCTTCTGTTGTCTTACGATCTACGTGATCAGAAAGATTGAAAATTGATTCATATACTTCTTTGATCTTTGCAGGTGTCATTCCTGGAATTGCCGCTGGAGCTGTGAAACGAGAGTTACTGTAGTTAGTAAACTGACGCTTACCGTCCATTGTTGTTTCTACTTTAATCTTTAAGTTACAACCATTCTCTGTGAGATCGAATACTCTTGGACCGAATTCATCTGCATCATCACCTTCGACTGCTTCTTGAACCTTACCATATAATCGAACACCCATACGAAGAATTTTAATTGTTCCGTTATTATCTTCATTTGTTGGGTCATCTACAACATAAACATTAACGAAATGCTTCTCCATACGACGAATTAAACTCGAAAGACTCTTATCATTCTCACTACCTGCACGATACAATTTGAAACGATCTTCACAAATCGGACAACGTTCACCCCAGGTTGTTTGACACATTCCATCTACATATTGTCCCGTCTGATTGGATGTCCAACCATGATGGAAGTAGTGGTAAAATGTTTCTTTTGGATCTACTACATTCGGTAGAATTCGAACTAAATAGGTATTACCTGCTTTAAGTTTCATGATATCTCTATAAGATCCATTTCCACCTGACTTGTCATTCGACAACGATTCTTTAATACTATCAAACATGCTTGTTATATCTATATTACTCATTATATTCCTTACTCCTTTTTATCTTGCCTGTATATACATTATATACGTTATTTTACGTTTTGCTACTCGTGCTTACGATTTTACTTATTCTTTTTACTGCTTCTTCAACGAGATGCTGCGCTCTAACTGATTTTAAATATTTTGTCTTGTATCCGAGAAAATACTTACCACATTCACCTAGAAACAACTCTCGTTCATCCTCAGGCACCGACATAATAATGTCATATATTTCTGGAAACTCCATTAATACATAAACAGAAATTTGGTGCCTCTTTAAATGTTTCATCCAATCGTATGTTATACCGGTTTTATAGTTAACATAATCTTCTAAATTTATTTTGTTATCTGAACAGAACTTCGCGATGAATTTCAATGATTCTTTAAGTCGTTCAATTTGATAATCATCATCAGGTGGAAGCTGTCTTTGCTTCTTGATGTAAAGTGTGTAGGTGTTTACAGCACTCATTCTCGAGAAAAAGCTTAAATCAAATAACTCTGTATCTGGATATATTTCATACGCTGCTTTGAAATAATCATCTATTTTGATATGTGGATATCGTCTACAGAAATTACTCAATCTATGGAGATGCATCTCTTGTTTCTCGTCGAAATTAGAGAAATCTTTACGGCGTTTAAATGGTTTACCTCTAGATGTTCTAGATACGTAAAGATAGGTATTATATAGTTCTTGCTCGAATTTTGTTAACATTATTTTCCTATGCTATTAAGAATAATTTTTGATTTACATACGGTTGGATATCTTACTAAAATACATTTGATTAATAGTTGCAGATTGTCAATATCTGCTAATGATAAAAATACATCTCTAAATTGTTCGTCGTTTAATGTTGCTATTACTAATTTTGCTTGATTACTTTTCTTATTTGAAATAATAGATAAAAATGATCCCATTCGAAGGATAATCATATCAAGTTCGTGATCCGTTAAACAAACCACCGGATTGCTCTTAAGGGTTATATCTGTGTAGTTATCGATTTGACTTGACATTATTAAACTCTTCTCATTTTCTTTCTTGCTTTGAGCAATTTCGTGAATGCTTGGAATTCAGGTGTAACGGTTCCACCAGCAGCGTATGCATGACCACCACCATCTGCAATTAATTCAGCTAATTTACCAACATTCAAATCAACCTTATCACCGCGACGAAAACTTACATGATTAGATTTTAAGTTAACTATAATTGCGATATCCGGTTTATAATATTCAAACATATGATCTGCTACTTCATTTATACTTTTCGATGCAAATGTAGCAAGAATATGATACTTGTTTTTACCTATTTTCAATGCTTTGTTTTCAAAATACTTTAATTCAATTAAGAGTTTATTTAAGTCTTTAATATGAATGTTGTACATATTTATTTGTTGTGGTGTGAATCCTTTGAAACCGTCTTTATAAATATCCATAAAGGTTTCGAAATTATTTTGTGTATTCCAGAACACAGAGTTTAAAACTGTTGAATCTGGTGCTTGTAAATTGTACGAATCATAATCATCCGCTAAAGTTATAAAAGCTTTCTGATATATATCAAATTCAATATTATTTGTTTTACGAAATAGTTTGTATATTAGTTTCGCAGCTGATGAATATTCAACTATATACTTTTGTGCTAATGAATAATCTTCATTTTCAACATGAGAGCTATGATGATCAATAATATATACATTTTCTTTATCAACTAAATCTAAATTATCACTTACATCTAAATCTGTAATATACACAACATCATAATCTGACAGTCGATTTTTAATGAGCCATTTCGTGAAATCTTCTCTAAAATTGAATCCGGTGCTACTCTGATAACTAAATTCACAATCCTTATGAATCCATTTCAAAGCTAAGCAACAAGCTATTCCATCGAGGTCATGATGTGTCCAAACAAATATACTTTTCATATCAATACTTATACTTTATTTATTAAAAATCAACTGTTAGATAATCGACCTAGTGCAGTATCTACACTATCTATTTCATCTGTAGAACCGAATACATCATCCATTTCAGATATAACTAAAGTATCATAATCGATCTTAAATGCACGCTTACCAAAATTGGGTCCAAATCGACTCTTTTGTAATCCTACATTAATTATTCCCAACTCTTTATCAGCTTCATTTGACCAGATGGAAGCTTGAAAGTCAACTGTTTGTGGTATACCAATACTCTCACCTGTCGTGTCGATTCCCGGATTAGCTTCATCATACGCCTTTCTATTAGATTGACATGCTGTGATGAAGGGACATCCAAAATGCATTGGGTATGTTAATGCTCTCATCTGCTCCGCAACACCTTTACCATCCGAGTACATATTACCAGTTACCATATTAGCTTGTAACAAAGTTAGATAGTCTATAACAACTGCTCCGATACGAATTTTACGTTGTTGAGTTAGTTTATTTAAATAAGCTTTGATATTGTTTGAATTAATACTGTTTGGTGGGAATTCTTTGATTATAAGCTGTGCACCAGGATATTTGTGTTGCATTTCTATAATGGTGGCTTTTAGTTGATCCGATTCTTGTTTGAGAGATCCTAGTGGTATATCAGTTAGTTTACTACTTACACGTTTTGCATACACCATTTCTGACATTTCTAAAGTGATAATAACTACACACTCATTTTGCATAACTAAATTACCTGCAAGATTACCTAACAGAATAGATTTACCTGAGTTAGTGGCTCCTGCAAATGCGTATATAGCTCGACCTGATTGAAGGAAACCTCCTCCAAGCATTTTATCTAACCAATCGTATCCAGTTGAAATGTAATTATCAATCGTATGTAGATCTGAAATATGACGATCTATCTCATTAAAGTAATCAAATCCTAGATCATCAACAAGTGATAAGTTACAAGCATCTTCGAATCTACCGTAAATGGCTCCAGTATCCAATTCTGGATTATCGTTTCCGGTTACATCATCAACTGTATCTTTCACAGCATGGAATACCGCACGCTCTTTTAAATACCGTTCAGTATTAGATAATAGTTCTTCTTGATTATAATCTTTATCAAGACCTTGAAAATGTAATATAACATCTTTAAAAGATTTTTTAAGATCATCTGAATTTAGATAAGATTTAATTTCGGTTGAAGATGGTAGCTTACTATGTGTTCGATAAAATTCAAATATAATCTTGAGATACGCTCTAATGTTTGAATTAGAAACATATTTTAGTTTTAATACGTCGATTACTGCAGCTACATATGTATCTTCAAATGTACAATTATACGCAATAATGTATTCATAAAACTCCCAATCGATTTGAGGCTTTTTTTGTTCATTCATATTATTTCGATGATGTATTATTTATTGGTGCATTCGTGATATCTTTACGTATACTCTCGAGTAACTCTAAATCAGATTCAGAATATGTTCGTTCAGCTCTATCAATAATCTCTGATGATTCTGCCCCACTTAACATCTCAGTTGCGATTGCTGCTCTAAGTGTATCTACGGTTAAATCTGGTACTGGTTGAGATATACTGTAATCTTCCCATTCGCGATAAATATCTACATCAACTAATTTATCTTTGCTTAGATTTGTAAATAACTTACCAATAGCTTCTACTTCAGAACTACCATTCGCAAATCGACCATTACTAAATACACTATCATCTAGACTAGCTGTATACATTTTCAACTTATCATCATATTGAAGTTCGATTTTCATTATTGTCTCCTTGTTTTGAAGCTTGGTTGGTTAACATCGATATAATCAGAATAGATCATATCTAACGTATCTTGCTTCAATGATCTAATAGGATTGATATCAATACCCCCTCGCCGCGTATAGAAGCAAGCAACAACTAATTCTTCTGGCTCTAAAGTATCAAGTAATCGTTTATATACTGTTTCACATATTTCCTCATGGAAATGATTCTCATTACGGAATGATATTACATATCGCGTTAGAGAATCTGCAGTTATTTCTTTCTTACTTCTGTAATGAATGAAGATTGTTCCCCAGTCTGGTTGATGTGTAACCTTACAGTTACTACGAAGTAGATTGCTATAGAAGCCAGTAATATTTACAGTATCTGTACTATCTTCTGTTACAAGTATATTTGGATTTTCGTTATATTCGAATTCACCTAAATGTAATTCTGGCCCAACTATAGCTTCTAGACAAGTAGTATTTGATGAAATAATATCATCAGATAAAACACTCGATATAGATGATTTAGATCCTCGTGGTGAGAACACGGAACAGTCTACGTCAATCTCTAAAAGGTTGGATAAATCTCTAGATATTATATGAGCGAGCTTATCTCTAATATCCACGTTAGTATCACCTTCAACACCAATTGGTGTCATATTAAAAGAGTTTAAATATAATTTAATAGATTTACTTTCAACAATTGAAGGACTATCAGAGCTGTATATAATTTTAGCGAATCCAACTATTGGACACCCATTAAAGCTTAGACAACTAACTTCATATGCATTCCAAACATCTACCCCAACAAACGGTAAACTATCTGCTTTGATATCTAGATGATCTCTGTTTTCTTGGCGAGGTACGGCAACTAGCAAAGATGGATCGTATGTTGTTTTATAAACTACATTTTGACCTAGATGAGTGGCTTCGATTGGTTGATTATTTGGTTTACTTCCAGGGCCTTGAGGTGGACGGCCGTGACCGAATACTGAACTACTAGTGTTTGGCATTTTTTAATTCTCCTGCTATTGATTTTGATACATCTTCCAACACATGATTCAACTCTTCAAATGCCGCATCTTCTGCTGCTTTAAGTTTAGCTT